TTCCCAAGCTGCTACGTGGAAGGCCCCACACCCCTAAAAAAATAATTCTTATGGCAAGGGCGGCACGGTTGTAGAGTAAAATGTACCAGGCGCGATGCATCTATGTAATTTCTACACCAATTATATACATACCCACCCACTCTTCTCCAGTGCTTGCCTCTAGAAAATTTTTCTACACACGTGGACGGGACCCCTTGACAACGGTAGCAGATCTATGGTATAATATTTTATTATGAAAACGCACTGTAAAAATGGTCACCCTAGAATACCTGAAAACCTGGCAGCCAGCGGAGAGTGTAAAATTTGCAGGAAAGTCCGTGCCTCCAGCCATTCGCGCAAAGCTTACAACCAGGCTTATAATGCCCGACCAGAGCGAATAGCCAAGTCACAAGCTCGCAATGCGTCTCCTGAGGAAAAAGCCAAGGCTAAGGATAGGTATAAAGCGCAGCATCCACATGTACCCAAGACTCATTGCAAACGAGGACACCCCCGAATCCCAGAGAATCTTTCGAAGAACGGTGGGTGTAAAATTTGCACTAGTGAACGTGGGCATCAACGCTATGTTGCCCAACAAGCAATCCTAGGTCGCCCCGTGCTTACCCGGGAAGAATACAAAGAAGTGCAGAGAGCCAGAAGGAAGACCCAGTGCATCAATGGGCATCCATACACACCTGATACCCGCAGGAAGAACCGCGGCTGCATCGTGTGCAATCGAGAGCAGGAACGAGCAAGGAGAGCCAAGAAAGCTATGCCAAAAGTGCCCAAGACCCATTGCCTTCAGGGGCATCCCAGAACGCCAGAGAATACCCTCAACAACGGTAGTTGCAGAGTATGCCGAAGGCTTGCCGAGAAACGCAGAGACCAAGCCCGGTCTGCCCTCAGCAAAGCTAGGAAAGCAGAGCTTGCCAAGGTATGGATCAATTCCAGCACGGGGAACCCTGTGTCTACTTCCAGAAAACTGGATCTGCGCGCCCATGGATGGACTCAGCAAATGTATGAGACAACACTGTTTGAACAGGGTAACGTTTGTGCTTCCTGCAGACTGCCTTTCACCAAAGAGAATCCGCCCTGTGCTGATCATCGTCACTCTAAGCCGCCAGAGCCTCGCGGAGTATTACACGCCAAATGCAACTCCCTTATAGGCTTTGCCAAAGAAGATCCCGCGGTCTGCAGAGCTGCTGCTGAGTACTTGGAAGCCTGGACCGTGTAAAATTTTCCGCTATGCGTGGGCGGGCCAAGGAACACCAAGGGGCACCCCTAGGCATGCGCCGGACTGCAGCGGTAATAATTACACACCCCACGAAGTGCAGAAACAACACCCCCTTGCGCCAAGGAGTTCTTTGTGGTATAATGTTTCTGGGTACGACACCGGGAAGGACCGGCAGTGGCTTGTGACGCCATGTGAATGGGGAGCGTTACCCCGCGTACCCTCCATCAAACCCACCGAGGGGAACTCGGATGACAAGGAGCAACAATGACAACGCTTTTACAAGTCTTGGCTGAAAATAAACACCTAGAAAGCAGTGATCCACTTGCATTTTCTCAACACTTCGGAAACTGCACACTCGACTCCATCACCTTGACTGATACGGACCTTGCTTGCCTAGCAGCGCACGCACAGCAAGGAATTGAAGACCTAAAACATACTGAAGTAAGCTACACTAAAAACATGAAGCGTGCTCTCTCACTTATGCGAGAAGCGGCAGACTTGATGTTGCGTGAGCGTACTCTTCATAAAGCACGAGTAGCTGCATGGACTTCAAAAGATCCCAGTCCCGCTGATCTGACTCAGGACCCCAAGAAATCTAATGTACCTATCAGCAAGGAAGGACTCATCACTCAAAGGAGCTGAAATGAAATTACCAGGAGACCCTGGCTACAATCCGAAATGCTACATTGGAGAAGCAGGCTGTGACTGCGTTCATGGCGTGCTCAAATTTCCTAAATCACTCACCTTCGTGCAGGAATTGGAAACACTGCTCAACAAGCACGGCTGGGACAGCACATTGGGTATTCCCGATTATATCCTGGCCAAATCTCTGGATCGAACACTGATGAACATGCTGGAAACCCAGAACGAAGTCAAAGCGCACGAGAGGGGAATATGAAGATTTTGATCCTGCACGACAATGTGAATGAGAATGAGCTGGTGGTCTTGGACGCCGAGGATTTCTCTATGGTGTTTCCCATGCTCGCTGGATCTGCTGTGAGGATGAAGAGCGGTGGGTCAGATGCGAAGCTCGTCCAAGAAACCCCGGCTGAAGTTCTGAGACTACTCAAGGAGGCACTAGGACAATGAAATACCTGGAAGACAGCGCAACTGAAGCTGTAGACGAAGCTTACCGTGCCCGCGCAAAGTGGGGCCTCAAATTCGATGCAGCCAACACATTGAACGATTGGATCACCTATACCGTTAGCTACATGAGCCGTGCATCTCGCATGGACAACACCCGGGAACAGGTGATTGAAGATCTCAGAAAGGCTGCAGGCTTGGCGCTGAATGCCTTGAACGCAGCTGAGAACGACAAGCTCGCCCCACGGCATTACGATCTGTAGAGACAAAAAAAAAGCCCCAGAAGAGCCGACCTTGTTGGTCAGTTCCTCTGGGGCTTTTTTGCGTTTACTGCGGGTAGCGTAGTGAACATGGGGGAGCTTTGATCTGCTCCACGTAAGTGACGTGCAATTCATTCCCATCGGGGGGATGGCCTGAGCACTGTGGCGAATCCCAGCTGTTGAGCTGTGATCGCGGTGTCGATCAAGGTGCGAACCTCAATTACGTTGAACTGCTGAGGCACGCCAGACAGAAGCTTGCTGTTCATCTCGACCGGGGTTTCAGACTTCTTGTAGTGAGCCGCAGGCTGAGTCTTACGATTTTCCAGGGCGTACAGATAGGCCCTGACATCCTCAGCGAGTTTGTTGTACTTCACCTGCAGTAGTTTATACTTCTGCTGCAGGGACAGCTTTTTCACTTTCGTTTTCTTCATTTCTGAGTCTCCTTGTTGTATTTCACGATGGTGTATTTCCAGCCGACGCTTTCATCTTCGAAGCGCTTGGCGGCTGCTTGCGCAATTGTTTTGTTGCAATGCACGCCAGCAAAGAAGGCTAATTCCCAATCTCTGGTTCCGACTTTGCGTTTGTACAGTAGCCAGATCTGTTTGACCATTATTTCTCCTTGTGTCGTTTGTGTCTATCTCGTTCCCCTTGGATAAGCACTGCGATGACAATGATCCCACACAGTGCCAGGATTGCATCACTCATCCTAAGAATTCCCTCACTTTCAGGGCTGCGTTCTCGTATGAGCTGGCTTTGCCCGAGAAGTAGTAAGAACTATTCTCACGATCTTTTGCAGTTACATTGCAACCTGAGTTGTACAGTTGGTTTACCTGTTCCTCTTCCTTCTCGGCGCGCTTGTGATTCTCTCTCTGACGCCGGGTGAAGTAGGCCACGAGACGATCAATATTCTCTGCGTAGCTCTTCACCAATTTCTCTCGCTCGGATTTGAGGTCTTCTAGATTTGCTAAGCACTTGTCCACGCGAGCGTTCAGCTCCGCAATTTCCTGCTTCTTACACTCAGCAGCCCTGGATGCTGGACTGCTGTACTCCACACGATACAGAAGGTTTTCCCAGGATTGTTCTCGTAGGGCAACCCTAGGGCTTCCCTGACAACCAACCATTGCCAGCAAGTGAGATTGTTTCCTGTATACTCCATCCCCTTGGGTTGTTGCAGGAGCCATTGAAGGCGCTCTCGCATAAAGATGTTTTCTTCACGAAGTTGATCTATCTGATGGTTGCGCCATGCAATTGCGTTGGCTGCGATCACAGCAGTAGTGTTCAGATCCTCATCTTCCCATGCTCGATCAAGGCTCTTCTGCAATGTTCCTTTAGCTGCAGTGATTTTGTCCAGCATAAAAGCAATTACCTGTCTTACATCTTCTGCACTATACATTCTCTTTCTCCTTCTCCTTCGGTAGCCCCAGGCGTCCCATGATCTGCTGTGCTTCTAGAACTTCTTCCTCGCGCTTCTTGGCACATTTTTCGCAAGGCACATCGTTGATGACGACTGTCTTCCGAGTTGAGTCATTCTGCGGATCTGACTGACAGACGTACTGACAACACTCGGGACAGTAGAGAATCCATCCGTTGGGAAACATCTTGTTGCTACTCGCAAGTGATTCGCGGATTACACCCTTCGGTTTTTCCATGGTCCTCCTGGTAGTTCTCAAGTTCCTGGCGTTGCTGTGTGGGTGTGAGGTCTTCATAGAAGTCCATACCTGTGCGCTCGGCATACGCTGCGGCAGTATCAAATACGAGTACCAAATCTTGCTCAAGAATGCTGTCTGACATTGATCCCCTGCTTTCTTAATTCGTCGTTGCACAAAAAATCTACCAACTCGTTGCCTGTATTACCGGAATGACCACGTACCCAGTGCAACATGTGGCCACCTCGGATCATCAAGGCTTGTGCAAGGTCTCGGAAGGGTCGTAGCTCTTCATGCTTGACCTTCCATTCTCCAGACACAAGTCTGACAACCAGTTGGCTATCACAGTTTATGTCCAGCTTAGTGATGGAATTCTGTGCGGACCATTTGAGCAAGTCAAGCAGTCCTTGAAATTCCGCGTAATTGTTGGTATATAGCTCAGGACCTAGGTAACGAGAGGACGCTTGAAACACAGCATCCCCATCGTAGATAGCATAGGCACATGAGGTTTGGCCTGGGTTTGAGACCTTGCAGGCCCCGTCGCAGTAAGCGTGCATATCAGTATTTCTTCCCATTAACACCGCAACGGGCTGCATGTGTATGATCCTCTCTTTTTCGGTTATACTCTAATTTTTCAATCAGAGCACCTCCAAGGTCAAGGCCGTATTCACCCGCATAATCAAATACTCTGATTAGCAAATCTGCTAACTCTACCTCTACCATACGACGATGAGGAAGTTTATCATCCATCAAATTTTTACGATGACCTTCCATCGCCTCGCTGATTTCAGAGACCATAAGCATGAAACGCTCACCATGGTTATGGAATATGCGCTCTCCTGTAACTGGATCATGATACCACTTGTCTGCCTCATGACGGCATAGGTCGCTTAACTCCTTGATAACCCTACTAGTATAGTCTTCTGGAACTACAAAATCACCATTAAGATCCACATGAACCTCCTTTTCCTGAAATCTCGCAAATATCTGCCTGCTCCACAAATGTTTCTCCCACATGCTTTACTGCGGTTGTCCACTTTACGGGGTTCAATGGTTGCCCTGAACGGGCTGCCTCAGGATAAGTAGTTAAGCCACGTAAGCTTGGCAGATACTTAATAAAAGCTTTGCCAAATTTTTGAACAGTGTCTGTACTGTTCAGCTCCGTGCCCCATTGCGGCAAGTTTATAGTACTTGAGATACCATGATCAACATACTTTTGAACATGTGCTTGGAAGTTTAAACGTCTTTCAACGTCTTCGGCTAGCACATAGGCGTCTTCAACATCTTCCGGGTTTAATCCTCCTTCTTCTATGAGTCGCTTAGCGGTAGGATCAAGGACATACTGATAGTGCCACACACTGCCTTTAAGGTAACGTCTTTTGTACGCAGCACAGAATATAGGTTCAATTCCCGTGGAAGTTTCTCCAAGTATTCCTATGCTACCTGTGGGGGCAATAGCGCGTGTCTTTATTGGGTGTGATAAGTCCCATTGATTAGCATAGTGAGCGGAATGCTTTCCGCTTTCTGCATACACCTCCAAGTATTTATCCAGTTCAATATCTGGTCCATACCTTTTTCCGTTCAACAGAAGCCATTCGTGTATACCCATCAGGCCTAATCCCAACCTACGGTTCTTAGTTCTGATCATATCTACCTTAGCATATGGTACATCGCTGTACACGGTTCCTGCCAAGAGGAACGCAGTGGCACACTCTACTACGGCCTTCATATTTTCCAAGTTACTTATACGTGCCAGATTAACTGATCCCAAATTACATACATCAGAGTCGTCTTCACTGGTTAATTCGCAGCATGCGTTACGAAGTGTCTCCTTCTTATTCTTTCCTAGGTCTATGCTAAATCCAGGCTCACTTGTCTTGAGCATTCTCTCTACAGCGGCCCAATATACCATGTTAGCCTGAGAGTTCTTTGGATGTTTATCATCAGCGAATGCAGCAAAGAATTCATCGTCTAATAAAACACTGATGTTAGTGCCGTCCATCGTAGCCGGAAAATTAAAATCCTTAGACTTTAATTCTCTGACTTCTGGAATCCAATCCTTCATGTGGATGAATTTTTGTATATCCCCATGAGACCAGGAGAGTCCTGCCCACAGCGCCGAGCGACGAGATCCGCCCTGCATTACTCCTCTCCCAATCTCATTACCCATCTGCATAGCGGCCAACGGCCCCGTAGCATACCCTCCGGTTTTTCTGATTATCTTACCTTCAGCTCTAACCGCAGAGTAATCTGTGCCTATTCCTGCACCGGTCATAAGTCCCATAGTAAGTTTCTGCATTAGCTCTGACCAGCCCTCTCTACTATCTACAGCTTTCAACAAGAGACAATTGTTCACCATATGAAAGGGTCGCCCCGTGGCATACAGATACCGCCCTCCGGGGATAAATTTCCGGTCAATGACATACTGCGTTGTCTGATCGACTAGGCTCTTAGGGGCATTCACTGCTTTGAACACTGTCTTAACCACTCGATGGGCAAGCTCTGCCCAAGTTTCGCCATCCTGGGCATACTTCTGACGTAGGACGGTCTCTGCAAACACTGACATCTTATCTTTCACTTACTTTTTCCTCTTCTTTTTTCTCAAAGTTTTTACTACAATCCATTTTATGCCAACGGTAAATACCACTTGTTACACCATTACATTCTTGGCATCGTGTTGGGTTGTCCATAGGTCTGCCACCTTCCATGTCATTCATTGTTCTTCTCTTCCTTCCTCGAAATCATGGAGGATATAAAACTCATGTTGAGCAGGACATTCATAAGCCTGCATTAAATTCTGCATGAGGCCCCTAGGGAAAGCTTGTGCTGGACACCAGGGGCACGTTAAGTGAGTTGGTATTTTCTCCATTAGATCTCCTTTACTTTTGCCACCTATCTGCAATGTGGTAGTCGGATTCCATCACCACGCTCTTCATCGTTTCTGCGGCAGCGCGACGAAAACAGTCCGCTACGCATTCTGCTACTTCTTTAGCATGGCGCTTGGGAGCTTGCAAAACTAGCTCGTCATGCACCATGGAAAGAAGCTTCCCTTTGTACTGAGGTAGAAGGTGCCAAAGATAAGGTTTTCCATGAGCATCAAATCCTGCCCCCATACTTCTTTTTATTATAGATGCGTTGCTGCCCTGCACACAATGGTTCTTACCACGCCTACCAATACTCCCCCAAAGACCTCGCATCGCTTGTTTGATCTCATATTCATTAGGCTCTCGGTGAGTAAGCTTGTATTTCTCCTCTTCCGTTGGAGTACGCAAATATGCAGCGGAGAAGTTGAAGAGGTTTGTTTTCTGAGTTTCTTCTTCTAATTCTAGCCGATCTGCATGTTCGTCCTTGTAATACTCTCTAGATGACTCCCAAGTAGGAGCAGGCAATAAGCGTCTGCGTCCATACAAGTCCCGGGCTTCATTCAAACGCTGCGCACGTTCTCCGCTTTCTCGAAGGTAATTCCAGATATCAGGGAACTTCTCCTCATGCAGCTTCATCAAACCCTTTGCTGCGTCTATAGTTATTCCCAAAGCGTCTGCAAGTGCGTTTGGTCCTGCGCCATAGCACAACCCAAAGTTCAAAGCCTTTGACTGATCTCTCAACTTCTTGTGCTCAGGGCAAGAACATTTCAATCTTTTCGCTTCTCCTTTCTCATCTTTTTCGTAGTACTTACATTCAGGCAGTGCTAGGGTTGGCCATCGTTCTGGATAGAGTATTTCGGTACAAACCGAATGGACATCCCAGTTAGAATTGAAAGCATTGATCCACGATGTAGCCTGGGCTAACTCTGCAATGATTCGGAGTTCAGCTCCACTCATGTCGATTGTGATCAGCTGATAACCTTCAGGCTCTTCTTCATTTGGTGGGTCACAGACAAAGCAAGCACGCACTTCCTCTTCGTGCGGAAGGTTCTGCATATTAGGTTGACTGCTGCTGGATCGACCCGTCTCGGCTTCTAGTTGATTGAACCTAGCATGTATGCGACCGTCTAACGGGTGGACCCAACCTTCAGCAGCGCAAGGCTTCGTCACCCAAGTTTGTGTCCAAGATTTTCCGTAGGTAGTCGTATCTTTCTTTCCTTTGCGATATTTGCGCAAGACTTGAATAAAGGGATGGTCATTGAATTTAAGCAAGTCTTCATCTGCAGCACTTGCCAAAGTCTTCAAGCCTTTGATCTGCCGCAACGCTGTAACCAACTGTTCGTTGGAAGCGTAGTTGATGTAGGCTTCGCCTTCGCACTTCTCAACTCTCTTCTTGTACTCGGTATATTTCTTGCTGAGTTCAGAATATTCGCGGCGTGCCTGAGCTTTCTTTTCTTTTCTAATTTTGGTCAAAGCATTCAATTCTGCGCGCAACACGGCCTTCTGGGCATTATCCCGCGTAGCACGAATTGCTTCAGCCTTGGCCATCTCTTCAGGCGTAGATTCTTCGAACCCAATACGCCATATATTTTCGAGACGGGTCATCTCCTCGAAGTCTATCTGTTCGGACTTTCGGCCAACAACTTTGATGAATTCCTGGTCAAGAACTGCTAGCTCGCCTTTGCGACGATTTTCAACGTCTATGATACGCTTCATCCAACGCTCACTAGCGAGACGCATGCCGTTCAGTTGCATGTCTTCAAAGGAACCCAACGCATCATTTTCGATTTGCGCAGTGGCAAGCAGTTGTTCCTGCGTCATCTCATTGATCTGATGCTCGCGCATCGAGAGAGGCATGCGCGTATCGAACGCGGCATATGCAATCTGCTCAGGGCGCAACGGGGATTCCAGATCGAACTTGTCCTGCTCCTGTTTGTCGATCCATAATCCGAAGCGTCGAGCAACAATCTGTTGCATCGAGAACTCAGCCATCTTTTTCAAACTGATGCGACCAGCTTGAATGACGCGCTCTGCGAGATCTGTGGAGTAGAGATGCCAGATGCGCACACCGAAGCTCCAGAAGAGAACGCAGTATTCGAAGGAGAGGTTCTGTCCCACCTTCAAACACTGGTTAGAACACAATGCTGGAATGAGAATATCGAAGATGGGTTTGAAGCAGTCGAGCATTCGGAAGTTGCCCTGCTTGCAGAGCGTATCCGTGGAGCCAGCGAATGCGAGCAGATCAATGACGAACTGTTGATTCTTGTCTCCCACTTGAATCGTACGAACTTTTCGGCTGGAGAACTCGTTACACCAGTTGGTCTCTGTGTCCAAACCAAACATCCTACGCTCGGCAAGTTTCTTTGCAATGAAACTCGACAACTCAGGGAGTCCAGAAGTGGGCGTCACGAGCGTGATGTTCATTGGCGGCTGGAGTTCTGTCAGCACCAAAGGTTTCAGCAAAGTTCCATCAATCATGCAATCTCCCTATTTGTCCACTTGTACCTCCGAGGGACAAGTCCCTCCAGAAAGCTCGTTTGCCTACATTTTTCCTGCGCAACTTGCGCATCTCTTTTTCACAGCGGGCGATCTGCTCTTCTCCGAAAGCTCTTTTCTTGGCTGCATCGGGCTGGCCGGTCTTTACTTCCGCGACGGCGCGCCTCCAGATCGAAAGCTCCTGTCCAAGCTTCTGGCGGGCCTTGCTGACCCCATCGGGTGTCCTTTTCATGCCCTTATCCTAACTTGTTGATTTATATAGACGGTAGTCTAAGTTGTTGATAATAAAGAAACTGAGTTTTGAATTTATAAGTCCTTTGTTTTCTTTATCGTTTTCCCCAGTTGTTCGTAAGTTATTGATTCTTATATTTCTTCTGTATATCCCTAGTTTGCCCTTTGCCTACAGATCTAGTATAGTCTTTTTTTTTACTTATGTCAACATAATTCGTAAGTTGTTGAAAATTGGATGCTAGGAAATTTTTACACACTTTTCCCTTGACAAGTGGTCTACCTCCATGATATAATTATATTAGATCGAAATTAGTGGGTAGGTGCCTCATACACCTGCCCACACCCTTATGAGGAGGGTTTATGGAAAAACTACACGAAGAACAGCGAGCAATGAAAAAGCGCTGGCAGCTCACCAAAACTGAAAGAGTTTGGAATGCACAGCATTCTATGAAGACATACTTCATTCAAGGTGCTTCTACTGGGTTGATAAAGATAGGCAAGACCGCAGGATCAGTTAAAAAGCGCTGTGACGACTTGCAGGTAGGCAGTCCTGATAACCTTCGCGTGCTGAAAAGTGTGAAGAGAGACATTGAGAGGGGTCTTCATAAGAGTTTTGCATACCTCAGGACACACGGAGAGTGGTTTCGTCCTGCACCAGAACTTCTGAGATTTATAAGCAAGTTGTAGTAGCAACCCACTGGAGTTGAGCCCCGCGTCTCTCCTTTCGCGCAATCTGTGCGCTCCTCCAGTGGGAAGAGAAATTGGGCCTAGTTTCCCAAGCGAAACAGAGCGGACAACCAACCGCTCTAGCCCATAGAGTTTGTTTCGCTGATTCTGCCGCGACAAGCCAGATCAGGTAACAACGTGCAACTGCCCACGATACTAGGCAGCATTGGCCCGAGCGTGGTCAGCCCTAAGAAGCCCCACGCTCGCCCGCCGAAGTCCCATGTCAAGCTGTTAGGTAATTTTTGGAGGCAGCGATGGTTGTCATTCTCGTACTAGGTACGTTCATTGTATTTCTTGCGATTGATGCAGTTCGATCTCGCGTTCGTGTTCCGCGTGGCACGATGTTCACCACGCCAGGATTTGAAATGCTGGGAGCATTAGCCCAGGATGGTGGGACGGAAGTAGAAGCAGATTATGAGATTTAAGCCATTGTAGCTTAAGCGGAAAAGCCCTCACTTGTAATGAGGAAGTTGGGTTTTCAACTAACCCCGATGGCTCCAGTTTTTAAGCTCGCATCCTCGTGGATACTAGATACACATCTTGTTGATTACAAGGTTGAAGATAAAGCGAGCTAAGTTTTAGTGTAGCGGGGAAGTGAATAGGATCACGAGAGGGCTCATAACCCTTAAATCCGGTTCGAGTCCGGCGACCGCTACCAAAGTTTCGCCCGTAGGTCGCTCAGCGACCCGCGAGGAGACGCTAAGCGACTCCGTGGCGAAAGAAAGACTCACCCAAGTAAACGCAGGCCGGATTCGAGCCGGAAACTTGTGCTGGTTTGAGACTGTGCAATGCGATATGCACAAACGCCACCTGGGGCAAACCAGGATAGTAGGCCGGTCGCGTGCCTTGGTGAGTTGATATCGCACCAGAATGTGGCGACATAGGGGTCTTTAGGAAGCTTTCGTCCCTCGTACGAAATGAAAGCTCCAGCTTTTATATGGGCGATTGGCGTAATCGGGAACGCACGAGGTCTGCAACCTTGAGTCGTCAGATCGTAACTGGCATCGTCCACCAAGTTCATACATAACTAATACCAGAAGCTGCCTAACCGGCAGCTTTTTTTGTGCTCGAAATACCCGAATGCGGCATAGTCGCTGTGGGCTTTGGAGCAAATATGCGCAGCGATAAGGTTCTTAAATCTTGGTACCGAAAAATTAACCACAAATTTTTTGACAATCAACTCACAGATAACGTTTGCGTCCGTTGGGCAAACGAAGATGACGATGGGGACACACTAAGGTGGGAAGAAAAATTTTTCGGGTGGTGTGACAAGGCGGGGGATGGCTACCACGAGTACGTTATAGTTCTCAGTAAGAAGATGAATAAGCCTATATCCAGTAGACTCTTGACCCTTTCTCACGAAATGTGCCATGTAGCATCTGAGCTTAAAGATCAGCATGGCCCAGCCTTCGAATATTGGAGGCAGTACATCGCAGATCGAGGCATTTTTAAGAAGCACGCGCTGGTGAAGAACCTAACGATTTTTTAGTTGTAAAATTAAAACGAGGAGACTCAGAGTATGTCCGTTGAAGGTGTGGTTGAAGAAGTGAAGCAGGAGGTCGTAAAAGTGGCTGCCGAAGTTAAGGCAGAGGTTGAGAAGGTTGTTGAGGCAGTGAAGCCCGAGGTTAAGAAACTCGTTCAAGAACTGACTGCTGAGGAAAAACTAGCTTTGCGTGAGATTGAAAATGCTTACCTGAAGGCCCAGATGGAAATTCAACGCATTCAGCCTATTATTCAGAAGGCTCAGCAAGATTTCACGAAGACTGTTGAAGGCCTCGTTACCAAATATGCTGTGGACCCGGCAGAGTGGGCGTTCGATAATGTAAAGCTTATTTTTACAAAGAAACCCGCAGCGCCTGCACAGAAGTAAGGAGCCAGAGATGGCAGAAGACTCAGAAAATAACTCGGGGCCTCTGGAAAAGAAACCAGAGGTCACCGAAGAATTAGTGTTGCACGCTAAATCACAAGACTTTGTAAAAGCAAATCGAAAGAAGAATGGACAATTTGCTAAAAAAGACCGGGCAATGCCTTCGTCTCTCGAAGTAACACGCCTCATGCGTACGTTGTTGAATCAGGCAGAAGCTGGGCCTGATGGACATATCATGAAGGGCGCACATTCGCGCTTTCGAAAGATGTTCGACAAGATCTTCGAAATCGCTACTTGCGGATTTGAGCAACCTGCTAAGGACAAGCACGGGAATGTCATCATGATGCCCGATGGCAAACCTCTCACATACAAGGATGCGAAGATGGCTATGGCATCGGTCCAGGCCTTTAAGGAACTAATGTTGCGGGCCCATGGAGAGGCACCTAAGAATGATGCTGAGCTTGAAGCTCTGCAGCAGCATGGCGTGCGCATAGTCGTGATTCAGCCTCCAGCAGAGATGATGAACCGTGATGTTATAGAGGATGCCCCGCGTCCAGCATTGAAGCCCGCCTTCATAGAGGGGGAGTTTGTAACCGACGATAAAAAGTAAGGACTCAGCATGCCAAGAATAAAACGAACTGAAGTAAAAGAACGACCAGCGTATCTTAGTCCTGACGGCACTATTGACCTTAGAAAGATATTTCAACTCCAGCCAAAACAGACGGAACTCTTGCAGATGCGTACGAGAGACGGAGTTCCTTATATCATGACGGTTGCTCCTCAATGTCTGAGTGTTGGAGGTTTCCGATCAGGTAAAACTGTAGGGTGGTTGATGTACTTCATCGAAAACTATTCTTTGGCGTATGAAAATTGTGACATACTTGTTCTTCGTAGAACATTTAAGGAATTAGAGGCAGGCTGTATAAAGGACTTCCTTACGTTTGTCCCAGCAGAGTTGTTTACTTATGATCAAACTAAGCACACTGCTACAATGATAAATGGTTCACGCGTTGTGTTTGGTCATTGCAATAATAATAAAATGCGAGACATTGACCAATATCTGGGCACAAGCTATAGCGCGATCCTTGTTGACGAGTGCGGTCAATTTTCTCCAGATGCTTGGGGCATGCTTTACTCAAGAAACATTGTAAGTGGTGCTTGTATACCTAATAAACACGGTCATCTTCCTATCCCAGTGATAGTTGGAGCAACCAACCCTCTTGGTCCTTATTACGAATATTATCGTACGGTGTTTGTGCAGAAGGAACCTTGGGAACGTCCTGAGGGCGCTAAGCGCGATGCTAATGGTGCATGGTGGGTGGAGTCTAATGGAGAGTTGCTGAACGTATACGACCCACGTTTGTATGCCTATCAGCGCTCAACCGCGATGGATAACCCAGAATTCCTTAAGAGGGACCCGGGATTCCTAGCGCGTATGAACAGTTTGCCCAAGGCACAGCGTGACAAAAAACTGTTGGGCCTTGATGGAGCAGTCGAGGGGCAGTACTTCACCAACTTTGATCCTTATGAACATGTGATAGACCTTCGTGAAGATCCCGATGCTATCATTTTTGAACCGTGGCAGAAAGTGTGGGCGGGAAGTGACTGGGGGATTGGTCACGCTTGCGCTGCACACATGTTTACTAAGGCTTTGGTAAAAACTTCTAGCGGGGATTATCGACAAAAAGTAGTGTGCTTCAAAGAGCAAGTAACCACAGGGGGAAAAACACACAAAGAATGGGCGTTGTTGTTTAGTAAGATGTGTAAACTTCCAAACGGTGTAGAAGTTAAACCTTCTTCTATTTTCTTTAGTCATGAGAAGTTTTCTAGACAAGTTAGCGCGCATACACCTGCAGACGAGTATTCAAAAGAACTTAAGACATATGGATTACCCGCTGTAACTCGTGCTACGCAGGATCGCATAGGATCTGCGTCATTGATGTACAACATGTTATCTAATGGGGAATTGGTGATACTTGACACATGCAAGGATATTATCAATGCGATTCCTTCGTTAATGCGTGATCCTGATAATATTGATGATGTACTTAAAGTAGATACACGCGGAGATGATGTTTACGATTCGTTTAGGTATGGACTGTTTGGACAGCTTGGCACAAGAAAAAGACCTGCAGAAATAGCTATTCAAGAACATGCAAAGGAGCTTGATCCCTTGGCGCGACATTTTTATTTGATGAAAATGGCTCACGACAAATCAAATTCTAACGAACCTTTTGTTCAGAAGAGTGTGCCTATTTGGCAAGGTAAATGTGGTTTAGCATAAGATCTCGAAGCTTAGCGGCTTCGGGCTAGCTCGGGAGGTGCCTCAATCACCTCCTTTGAGCGACCTATTGAGGAGGAAGAAATGTTTTATACATATCTGTGGTTACGAGAAGATGGTACCCCGTATTACGTTGGAAAAGGTTCTGGGCGTAGAGCATTTATAAACCATAGAAAACGTCGGGTGAGGATGCCCCTCGATAAAGAACGTATTATCATTCAATATTTTGAGAATGAAACTGATGCCTTTGAAGCTGAGAAATTTCTTATATCATTTTTTGGAAGAGAAGATTTAGGTTTAGGATGTCTTCTTAATATGACAGACGGAGGAGATGGCCAATCTGGGTTGGTTCATAAAGAATCTTCCAAAGAAAAGATCAGACAGGCCCAAAAAGGTCAAAAGAGATCTGTAGAAAGAGTTAAAAAGACAGCAGACGCCTTGCGAGGAAGAAAAGGCAGGATGCTTTCCGAAGAAGAAAAGCAATACCTGTCTGATCTTTTTAAGGGTAAGCCTTGGTCTGAATCTAGAAGAAAAACTCAAGAAGAAAAACCTATCCGTATGGCTACTTGTCACCCCGATAGGAAGCACGCAGCTAACGGCCTGTGCAAAGAATGCAACTACAGGGAATGGTCAATAAGAGTAGGCAGAAGACCTGGAACGGGAAAACTTAAAGGCTTTATTCCAACGTGTCACCCGGATAGGAAAGGACATGCTAAAGGTTTATGCAAAGCCTGCTATGAAAGGGAAAGATTAGAAAAGAAAAGGAGAGCTCAGGATGCCCTATGAAGAAACATATGGCGCACGAATACGCCAGTTCATTCAAGAATTGTTTGGCAGTAGGCTTACGGCTCACTTAGAGGATGAAATCACCCGCCTTCGGAACGACCATGACAGAGCCCTGCAGGATCGTGACACTCAAATTGCAGTGCTGAGGGAAGAGAAGCAGCTTCTGATGTCAAAGATCACGGCATATGAATTCGCAGTGCTCCCGAGAACGTCTAGGGCAGGTGCAGAGGTTATAGCGTATCAGAAACCTGCGCCCCCGAAGCCAAACTTCAGCTTCGCAGATCTCCCTCCTACAAAGAGCAAGTGGGAACAATTTCAGGAAAATTATTACGCGGGAGAGGCCAAGGCCATAGAGGCTGAAAAAGCAGCCGCAGCTGCTGTTGCTGCACAGAAACAAGCTGAAGCCGCCGCAAAGGAGATTTAGATGGCAGAAAAAGAAGGGTGTTGTGGTGAACTGTGTGATCTGCATATGCATGTTGTTGAAGATGGGTATCACTTTTGTTGCATGTACGAATCTGAGGATAACAATTCATTAGGTCGCAGAGCTGGGTGGGTTCCGCCTGCCCCATGTGAACGCAAAGAATACGTTGCAAAGACGAAAGCGGCAGCGATTAAGAAATTTGAAGAGATTTTGAACGAGAAGCATTGCAGTAAATAGCGGCTAAGGCCGAGGAGGAAATGATGTTCCCTACAAAAGATGGAAAATCCTACGGTAGTCGCTTTGTGGCGAAACGTAAGGACGCTGAGCACGCGAAGATGGGCGCACCTGCAGCGGGTGCAGGAGAGAATTTGATGAAGAAAGCGTCCCCTGCTGCCCCTGCGGCTGGAGCACCTGCGGCTGGAGCACCTGCAGTTGGTGAACCTGCTGAGCAGAAGCCTGAAGGCATTGGCGCAGCACCGGAAGATCCAAAGCAGGTTGTCGCTGCGCATGGCAAAGCGACCACAGTTCACATTGCGCATGATCACAAGAACGGAAAGCATCATGTTGTCAGTACTCATGAGGATGGGACTGTGCATGAGTCTGAGCATCCTGATGCAAAAGCTGCTCACACTGCAGCAGCTGCCCTAGCCGGGTCTGGCGATCAGCCAATGGGTGAACCTGCGGCACCTGAGGCACCCGAAGCTGATGGTTTCAGCATGCCGAAGCTGGCATAAAGGAGATCAAAAATGTATCAAAGTAAAACAGACCCATCCAGAAAGTTTGGCAGTGCATTTAGAGGTTCTCGCTTCGATGCGTACCACGCTGGTGAGCAGCCCGGTGGAAGCAATGAGAACGAAAAATCTGAACCACAAGAACGTGGCTCCAGTGATGCAGATGTAGCGAAGGCGAAGAGTCCTGCAACATCATTCCACTTTGTTCATGATCATGCTGGCAACAAGCATACCGTAACCTCTACGCATGAGGACGGTACTACAAATCAGACGGAGCATGGCAGTGCAAAGGAAGCATACGATTCCGCAGCGCAGTTGGCTTTGGAAGCGGGTGGGGAAGAGCAGGCTACTGATGTGAAGAAACGCACACATCCCGATCAGCAAGGCGCAGAGTCCGAAGAGCGTGGCTACGAGATGCCTGATCTGACCATGGCGTAGGAGAGAAGTATGCCGTTCGTATCACAGAAACAAAGACGCTGGGCTCATGCGAACCCAGAAGAGCTGGGTGGAGAAGCGGCTGTTTCGGAATGGGAGTCGCATACTCCCTCTGAGCTTCCGAAGTACAAGCACGGGACAACCACTTCTCCCGAATTGAAAAAGCGTTTTACCTACGCTGCAAAAACCAAGAAATAAGGTGCAGTATGTGGCCGTTGTGGATGCGAAAGTGTCCTCTATGCGGACGTGTGTTGTACAAGAGTTCACTGTCTGAGACACTGAAGTGTGTCTGCGGGTGGCTTTGGAGTTGACCATGATAGGTATGGCACGAAGCAAGAAAAAGGAAGTCGAAACAGATTCTGGTGATGCCAAGAAGACCTTCAGAGAAGTACTTGGTCTTGGGGACGAAGATAAAATCAAGTCCGTGAAGTTGAAAGTGAAGATGAAGTAATCTCAGAGGAGACATATGGCAGATCCAGGTCAAGATGTAAATACAATGACGACCAATGCGCCGTCTGCAGCACCCCTGCCATACGAGCAGCCTGAGAAGCCAGAGGACAGTCCATTAGGAGCTTACGCTCCTTTCGACTGGTCTTCAGAGCCTTTCGCAGATTTGAGCAATGATGCCAAAGGTGTTCTGATGCAACTGGACGTAATAGCCACCAAGACAGACGTGGCTGCGCGTAGGTTTGAAGTTGAGCAATGCTGGGAAGCACTGCACTTCGACCGTGGTTATCAGCACTTGCTTCGCGGGAGACAAGGTGGTTGGATACTTCCTGGTCAAGCCTCGGGGTTTGGTGCTACATCACAGCAAAACAACAACACGATTTACGACACGAACGTGTACGGGTCTAAAGGAGACATTATTGTTTCTGCCCTTGCGCGTGAGGTGCCGAAAGTGGAATTCTTCCCCGCTGATCCAGAGTACGGGCCGGATAACACCGCAGCTGAAGAGGCTGAGCGATTCAAAGAGATCTGGTCACGCAATAACTGTCTGCACAAGCTGTTGACTGAAGTTGCCCGAGTGTTCTGGAATGAAGATCGTGTCTTATTGTGGACACGATATGAATTGAATGGCCAGCTGTATGGTTTCGATGAAGATCAAGAGACCGCGCCTGTCACCTCCGAGGATATTCTAAATCCTCCCGATGACACTCCCACAGGACAAGACGGTCTTGATGATGTTCTGGCCCAGGTAGAATCCCCTCTTGAAGAGCAGAGCGAAAATCCTGACGAAGACCAACAGCTGACTATGCCCGCTGCCCCTATGAAGAGGGCGCGAGGCATGGAAGTCACTACCTATCACGGCAAGCTTGATCACAAGTGCCCTATCGCGGTCGATGAAGTGAAGGACATGCAGTTTGTCCAGCTCATGGAAGATCTCGACGTAGCCATTGTGAAGGCAAAGTTTCCGTGGATAGCGGACAAGATTAAACCGGGATCTGACGGCAATTCTGAAACTGAGTTGGACAGAATCGCTCGTGAAAATACTCGCCAAGCCGTACTCGGTGCGTATGTCACAGGTGATTCATTGCAGCGCCACACAGTTGTGAAACACACTTGGTTTCGTCCCTCTATGTTCATGGACGCGAGCGTCAATGACACAGTGCGCGCTGAACTCATGGAAGCTTTCCCAAATGGATGCTTGCTTGTCAAAGCAGGCTCAAACTTCGCCTTTGCTCGTAATGAGAGCATGGACGATCATATCGCCATAGGGCATGCTCTTGGTGGTAAAGGTCAGAACCGTAGAGCGTTGGGAAGCTCATTGATTTCGATCCAGAAGCGTATCAATGATTGGGTTGATCTCCAAGACGATTTCTTCAAACGTACTGTACCTAAAAAGTGGATGAACAGCCAGGCTTTCGACATCGAAGCTCTAAAGACACAAACCAATGTGCCTGGAAGTACGGGAGCATTCCTGCCGCAACCCGGCCTCACCACTGCAGATCAGTACATTATGGTTGAACCTACGCCGCAACCGCAAGCTTCACTCGCGGATTTCATCAAGTGGTTCCTCACAACCCTCTCAGAAGAGATCAGTGGCGCGTTACCATCTTTGTTTGGAGCGGCTACAGGAGAAAACACAGTCGGTAATGCGCAGATCCAGAGAGATCAAGCGCTGCAGCGCATCGGGTGTCCTTGGAATAACATCCAGCTCCTATTTGCGGAAGCTGCCCGACAAGCTGTGAAATGCGCAGGGGACTGCCGCGATGGTAAAGTTCTACGACAATCTTTCAAAGACCTTGGTACTGTTACCGTCAACACAGGTTATTTGACAGGCAACGTACTGTGCTACCCAGAAAGCGACCCTTCGTTCCCAGAGAGTTCAGCTCAACGCGAAGCGAAGTTGAAGGAGTTGGTGGATGTCAGTGCCAATATCCCGCAACTTGCAGCGTGGTTGTTCGCCCCAGGAAACCTGACCACTCTACAGGCAGGTATTCGTATGAAAGGTTTCAAAGTAGAAGGTGCGGACTCTATTAACAAGCAGAAATCGGAATTCGAACTTCTGCTGCGTTCAGGTCCCACGCAGAATCCAAAGTTGCTGAAGATCCAGAGCATCTTGGACGAAGCTGCTACCGATATGCAAGGGAAGCAGGCACAAGGTCTCCCGCCAGATCCGAAGGAACTTGCAGCAGTTGCGCAGATGCAGCAATTGCAAAAGCAATTGCCTCCTTTGGTAAGTACTATTCCTGTGGCGCAGGATGAAAGCGAAAATCACTCCATAGAAGCAGCTGCTTGCCTGATTTGGCTGAACGGTTCAGAAGGACAGAAATTCAAATATGGCAACCCGCAACAGCGCGCTGCGTACGCGAACGTCCACCTTCATTGGTCGGAGCATTATGCTATGGCGAAGCAGATAGCTTTGGCTAATGCACCGCCTCAGAAACCACCAAGTGAAAGCCTCAGTGTAGATGTATCAAAAATGCCTCCAAATGTGGCGATTCAAGCACTTGGCAAGATGAATATCAAGGCTACTCCACAGGATTTTGCGCAACATGATGCTAATACTTTGGACATGGCCGTGAAGAAAAAAGTTATACCCGACGCACTCAAAGGTGAGAAACCTCAACCTGTAGCATCTCCACAAGGTGAGGGTCAACCTCGTCAATTGCGTCGTTAGAATTATCTCAGGACTTATAAACCTGAGCTAGAGTAGGGAGGTGCGCGAACATCTCCCTTCTCGCCTTTTCGCGGAGGAATCAATGATTGTTTATTTGATAACAAACGAAGTGAATGGAAAACAGTATATAGGTCAGACCGTTCGCAGTTTGCAAGTACGTTGGAAAAAGCACTTGTCTGCTGTGGTTTTGGGCAGTGAGTATTATTTTCACAAAGCCATAAGAAAATATGGTGAAGAAAACTTTTCTTTGTTAGTACTCCACATTTGTGAAACCAAAGAAGAGATGGACTTTACCGAAGTGTTCTACATTTCTTTGTTGGGCACAAAAGCTCCTAAAGGATACAACTCTACCGAGGGTGGAGAAGGAACTGTAGGGCATAAACATACTGAAGAGTCCATTCAGAAAATGAGAAGTTCTCATAGTGGTCATAGAACCACTGAAGAACACAAAGAAAAGTTACGAAAAGCTTCCGAAGGAGTTCCGAAGTCAAAGGAGCATTGTCGCAGCATTTCTGAAGGAAGAAAAGGTATAAAATTTTCTTCTGAGCACCGAAAGAATATAAGTTTAGGACACATCAGAAATATTTGCCATCGTGGTCACAGTAGGATTCCTGCTAATCTCAACAGAGATGGATCATGTAAACAATGCAAAAGGATTACAGAGCTTAAGAGATTGGGGAGGAGCCTTTGATGGCAGACAAGAAGCTAATTGCTGTGATACAAAGGCACGGAAGCACCACTCTCAATGAGGACAACTGCTTTCGTGGCAGAAGTGATCCACCTCTTGATGAAAAAGGTGTTGCCCAAGCTGAGGATATGGCTGACAGTCTGAAGAACGAGGGCATCGAGATCAAACGTGTTGTTTCATCTCCCATGCTCAGGGCTTGTCAAACAGCAGACATTATCGCTGACCTTTTTGGTTTGAAAGTAGAACAAGATCGAGCAATAATCTCCTGGGATCTGGGATTTCTCAGTGGGAAAGACAAGGATGAATACGGTCCTGTGCTCGACCTTTTTGTGAACAATCCTAAACTGGCGATACCTGCCGGGGAATCTTTGGACTCCTTGGAGCAGCGCCTGTACGATTATTTCGAAAAGGAATTTCGGAAAGACAAGCTGACTTTGTACTGTACGCACAACAGCAACATCGTTACCCTGGAAACATTGATCGCGGGTGAAAAGGTTGGTAGACCAGAAGCTTCGGAGACATCAGTACAGCCCGGTGGCGCTCTGGGAATCTATGTAGACTCTGATGGTAAGTACAGCACAGAGGTCTTGTTTGGTAAGGAAAAGCAAGCAGATTTTGGAAGTTAGACTCAGGACTCAAGGAGACTCAAGATGGCTGATTCAGTGTTGGATTACGCGAGCTTAGAAACAGTAGGCTCAGAAGCAGCGGCAGTTGAAACACCTGTTGCTGAAACTCCGGTTGTTGAAACCCCTGCTGGTGAAACGCCTGTAGTGGAGACACCGGCTGAAGGCGAAGTACCGAAAGGTGAAGTCGGTCCTGATGGTAAACCTGTTGCAAAGGTATCCACAGAAGCTGATGATGAAAAGGAATTTGGAGAGAAGACTCCGCAGGAAGTGCGCAAGGCTTTGAAAGCCTTCCGCGATGCGAACGCAGGCAATGCTGGGATGACCAAGCAGCTCCATGGCGCTTACGAGCGCTGGGAAGCCGCTAAGACTATCTTCCCGGGTGGCGTCAATGAGATGAAGCAGATCAAGGAATTTGCTGATCTCGTGGGTGGAGTTGAAGGCTACGAAAGGTTGACAGGCACAGTAGCTGCAGCTGAAGCATCGGATGCGAAGTTGTATGATCCGGCACAGAATGCGTCTCTCATTGAGGACGTGGTAGAGGATCTGAAGCAGCAAGGAAAGCTTGGCAATCTCAAGACTCTCTCCGCAGCGATTCTTGACGCCACGAAGACTAATGCCGAGGCCGATTACAAAGCTCTCATCGAGCCCCATACGTTGGCAACCTTGGAAGCTGCAAATATGCCGGGAGTACTTGCGGCATTCTCCAGAATATTCACTGATCCGAATCTGAATTCGGCTGATGCTGCAGTGAAAGCGACTGCCGTGGAAAAAGCCCTGAAAATCGCCAAGGACATTTCTGACGATATGGGTGGATGGTACAAGCAGTTGACCGAGAAGAATAAAGCAGCCAAGACAGCTGAAGTTTCTCCTGAGCGTCAGAAGCTTGAAGCCGACCGCAAGGCATTCCTGAAGCAGCAAGAAGACTTCAAGACGAATCAGAGCACCGAGTTCAAGAATGGCGTGGCCAAGGTTTGCGAATCCCACAATAACAAGTTGCTGGGCGCAGAGTTGGGACCGTTCTTGAAGATGGCCTTCTTCAAAGGTTATGGCAAAGAGAATCTGATGCCCCTCGGCAATACTCTGAAATCGAATTTGTACGCAGCTTTGAAGGCTGATAATGCGTATCAGATTCAGATGAAAGCTATGTGGGGAGCAAAAACCCCGGATCGCGCCAAGATCGAAGAGTACCATCAGGCGCGTGTGGCTTCCATCGCTAAACAGATCGTACAAGACACGGTGCAGAAGATGTACCCGGGCTATGCCAAGGGTGGCGCTGCAGCGGGTCGTGTGGCGGCTGCTACGGATAAGAAAGCAGCGGCTGCGAAGATTGAAACCAAATCGGCAGCTACAGGACAGCCGATCTTTGTGTCACAGAAGCCGGGACGCGATTCTATTGATTGGGATCACGTTGATGCAAAAGGCCGCGCTGATGCCGAGATGTTGATGATCTTGGGCAGAGCATACCTGAAGCCGACCGTCAAAGGTCAACCTGGGAAGTTCGTTACGTGGCGCAAGTAGATTTAAAGTCTTAACCCAGACCCATAAACCGTCTGGAAAGGGGTCTGTAGCTGCCTGGGAGAAATTCCGAAAGCTACAAGAATTATCCTAGGAGAAATAACATGGCACAAGGCGTTACGAGGACGGGAAAGCCCGTTCAGGTTGGCGACACTGTTAGCATTACTGGTGTTGTCACGGCGGTTACAGGTAGTGGGGGCGCAGCTAATCTCACAGTGCTTTGCCAAGGTGCGCTGGATGGCCCTTTCAATGAAACCACCACTGTGCAGGGTGGCGCGTATTCGTACAGCATTGGGGTTCCCCTTGCTGGTGGGACGAACGCACCGGCTACTGGTGTTTATGCAGCCGATGTGACTGCATCTCAATCGCTGTAATTTAAGGAGAAAACAATGCATCTTTTTCTGTATGCAGGGTTAGGTTGGCTGGTGGGTTGTTTTACCCCGGCTGTTGGCCGAAAAGTTAAGAGCTGGTTTAGCTCTGAAGCGAAGACGGCAGTTACCAAATTGTAAAAATCAAGGAGCCCATGTGGCTCCGTAATACTCTATGGTGGTTTGAGAAACTACGGGACATTACGGAGCTACATTTTAGTCTCACACTACCAACCCTAGAAAACTCCGCGAACGAGTTATAAACTAGAGACAGGGGCGGCGTGGAAATAAACAGTAAGAACTCAGGCCCGCAATGCGTGGGCTACGTCTACTCAGGGCGTAACGCGTAATTCAATTAAGGAAGTAATAGCAATGCCTCTTTTAGAAGCCGCTGTTGAAGCGGTTGAGTTAGACGCCTTCGCTAAGGAAATACCCGATCTTGTCTTTCATGGCACGACCGCGTATAGCCTTTTTAAGGCTGAAGCTACCTCTATTCCCGTTAGCAATCAGTCGAATGCTGGCGGAACGGTTCGTGCATCCTTTAGGGTGCCTTTCCGAGTGCAGTCTGGTGCGGCAATTTCACAGGGAACTGGTAACGCGGATAGTATGGGTCGCGGAACTGGATCTCAGTGGGCTTCGTTCGCTCTAGCTCCTGTGTATTTGTTTAACGTTTGCGAAATCTCGTGGTTAGCTCAGGCTTCCACGGACAGCAAACAGAAGGGTCTTTTTGCCGTAGAGTCAACGCTTTAGCGGCTGCTTTAGACTTTAAAGAAAACAACACTTGACTATATCGGTGGAACCCTGCTATCCTGAAAATAGGAGGCAGACAATACCGAGGGAAGATAGGAATGACAAAACAGTCGAAGTTTTCGTATTTAGCAGGTTTCATGGATGGTGAGGGCAGCTTCTCCATCGTCAAAACCTTCTCTGTTCAAAGAAAACGGGACGGAAGTAAGCAGAAATACGTAACCTACAAATGTATGGTTTCCGTAACCAACACCAACAAAGAGGTGATGGATTGGATAGCCAAAACTTTTGGTGGTAAGGTTCTCACAGGCAGCAACGAGAATCGGAACCCAAAGTACAAAACTAGGTATTCATGGTTCAGGACGAGCCATGAGGACATTGAAAAGTTCACGTTAGGAATTCTGCCTTACCTCATTGTGAAAAGGAAACAGGCTTTGGTTGCTTTAGAGTTTTGTAAGACATACTTTACAGGGCGAATTGGTAGCCAAGAACTGAGTTCCGAAGTGACTGCAAAGAGAGATGAACTGAGACGCGAGATGATGCGCCTCAATGGCATCTTTTTACCAGACGCTTTACCTAAACCCGTAGAGACTACACGTCAGGCACCTCAAAGTTTAGATATAGACCATTGCCCCAAATGCAAGGAATTTTTGCACGATGAAATGGGTCATATGTGTCCCTAAATATAAGGTGATGATATAGTCCGACCTTCTACAGAGATGTAGAGAGGGTGGCAGAAATGTCCATCCCTGAACGTCATCACTTGCAATTAAGTAATGACGTTTTGTAACAATAAGTAAAGCCCAGGAAATGAAGAATTCTCTGGATGCCGCAATGCAAGGTATTGAGGGCTTGATCAACTCTGACGGTTCTGGCATGATCGACCAGATCCCGGTGGGAGCCAACGTCTCCAGCGGTTCAGGAGTCGGTGCGCAGACCTCTTTCATCACCCCGATGAACGTGGCTGTCGCGTTCTCCGACCAACAGGTTGTTCAGTTCTACACCACAGCCGGTGTCAACCGTGGTGGAACACAACGATTTCCTATGTTGACGGCCCCACGA